CGTCGACAGCCGCAGTCACGGTACCGGACAGGTCGAGGATCATAGCCGCGGCCTGCTCGTCGTCACCGTCACCACCGTCGTTGACGGTCAGGGTCACGTCGCTTGACGATAATACTATGGACTTGCGTCCAGCAATGGCGGTTTCGAGCTTGTCAAGTACCTCGTTGAGCCTCTGGCCCCACGTGGTCTCGTTCTCACCATCAGCCTGAAGTTCCAAGCGCAGAAGATCTGAAAACGTACTTGGCATCAGTCGTCCGCTCCCTGCTTGCCGGTATTCAGATTCTTGTATCTCTTGCGCCGCGCATCCTCGATTTCCTTAGATGTACTCGGTAGCAGGCTCTCGTACTTTGCGGCGTACCAGCGTGCGCCTGGCTCACTCTTCTGGAACTCCTTGGCCTCGATCATGGACGCGTTGAACAGCAGGTCACCGTAGTGATTTCCGAGGAACGATTCTCCGTTCGCGCCGGACAGGCCCTCTGGCCTGATGGTCGCTCGGCATTTTGCGTTACCGCTTTCGTATGCCTGATCCGGAGTAGGAGCCAGGTAAATATTTTCCTCGTCTTGCTCTGCAAAATACACGGGTTGAGACTCAGTGGCTTCCGTTGGCGCGTACACGATCAGGTACTCGAACGATCGCCGCGGAAGCTCGATCCACTCAATATCGGCTGGGTCTCTGATGAATACCGAGTTTACGTGGATGGCGTCCGTTGGCTTTGGCACGGATCGGTTGCTTTCGCTCACCGTAAGCTCTACCCACTGCTCACTGTTTTCCAGGTCAAGGTCTCTGACGCATCTGGTTTCGCCCTTGCTGATAAAGTCGTCAACCTGTGCCGAAAATTCGGATCCAGGATCGTCTGCAAAAGCAAGAATTGCTGACCTCAATGTGGTGTAGGTGTACTCCATTACAGCGCCCTGTCTAGAAGTGGGATAAGCACATCGGTAATGGCGACCACGTCGGCCACGGCCCACGGAATAGACACGTCACTCACCGGGGTTATGACCCGTCCGAAGTCCAGTGTAAATATGTTCCTGTTGTTCTGAGACGAGTTGTACAGCATGATGCCGCGTACCCCTACCGCGGGAGACAGAGTCACCTCGAGATCATTGGTTGGCTGAGCGTAAGGGAACTCGTCGAACTGCGTGCCGCCGGCACGGGACGAGCCACTTGCGCCGACCACAGTCAATGGAACCGCCACTCCACCGGCCGTATAGCCACCCACAGCGGCGATCTCTCCTACGGAGGTGTACGCGTCGGTGTCTGGGCCAATCTCAGCGAGAGGGCCGTACAGAGCGGCCTTGACCACGTCTGGCGTGCCCTCGGACAGGGTATGGATGCCGAGCGGCAGTTCCTCTCTGAATTTTTTGCCAACGCCTGTCGTAATCATCTACGCAAAACCCGTCACCTGTCGCAATCATCTGCGCAAGCTCTGTTAAGGGACACCGGGCAGGCCAAGCAGACTCATAGTGGTCACCAGGCCAACTTCTGGGGCCGGCACAAACTCCACCCCCACCAACTGGGCAACCGACGATCTGAGACCAATCCCAATCTGGATCGGCATCAGCACCGTATCGGACCCAAGGAACGGCGGGTAATCGATGACCTGCAGGTTCGCTACAGACTTTTCGGTGTCACCTGTAGGAGCAAGAAGTGTAACAGGATCGAACACATCGGGCAGGTACTCCTGGGGGTGTTTCGGGTCCCAACAGTCATCGCATACCTGAAGGTGGGGCTGCTGACCGTCGTACCGCAGCTCCCTCAGTTTGTACCTGAATCCGCACCGCTGACAGTGACCCCATGCGCGCTTTCCTATCGCGTACCTGGCGGACATTAGCGCCTGCCTCGACGTCCGTACTCCACCCTGAAGACCGCAGGTGACCGGTCTCGGTCTTCGGTCAGGGCTCGCCCCATGGCGCCGCCAGGGACGCTGTGTGAGAACTCGTTGTAGTTGGCGCCGAGATAGTCTTCCCGCAGAGCCGCACGCCGGTCAGGCGCGTACTTCCTTGACAGGTGAAACGCGAGCCCACAAGCGAACGCCTCCTGATACCCCGGAGATATCCCGAGCGTGTTCTGCATGTTGCCGGCATTCTGGTGGGACAGGATGTACCAGATCTCCATGGTATCGGAGCCGGTGTCTGGAACGTGCCAAAGATGCACGGTCGAGGCCGGGGCGTCTCCAATGAAGGTTGACCGGTCAACAAAATACCTGTCTGGCCGTCCAGGGGATGTCTTGTCATGGAGCGCGTTGTAATCGGACCGGGAGATGGAATACATCTCGGTTTCGCGACTGTCACGCTTCAGCGTAGCGTGGAAGATATCCACGCCGCCCACTGGCAGGAGGAAGGTGGCATCGTTCGCTATCAGGGTATGTGACAGGAACGCGAGCGTGAACTGCTTGTAGCCGAAGTTCTGCCAGTCGGACAGCACGAGGTTTGAGGAGCGTATAGCGGACCGGAGGTGACGCGAAGTCAGATCTGCCGGATCGATTCCGCACCGCTCAAATGCTTCGTCAATGTGTTCAGCCAGTTCCGGGTTGAACGTGTAGGTACCCGAGGCGGTCATTTACGACCCCCTTACCGATTCCAGGCCTGAATAACCCTCGCCGTGAGTGTTCCAGTGCCCGAGTTCAGCAAGAGCCGGATGGCGGTCGCGCGGAACGTCAGTACCTTCGCAATGCTTCCGGTGTCTCCGTCGATATCCTCATCTGTGAAGGTGTCGACTGTCATCTCGAAGTCGCCGTATGGCTTGTCGGTGAACTTGTCGTCGCGCTGCTGTTGAAGGTTCTCGAAGGTGTACTCGAGGTCGAAGTTCACCGTGCCCTCAACCGTAATGGCAATCGTAACCTCCATCGATTCAGGATAGGTGTTCAGAGGGAACCACGCGCTGTAGACCACGGCTGCGAAGCCGACAGTGATTTCGCCGGCAGTGTCGTCGTCCACGGTAATGCTGGTGACAGTCTTGAACTGCTTGGTGGTCTGTACGGTCGCGGTGGCAGGACCGGTCACCTCCTCCGAGATGACGTTGTCGAACCGGTCGGTTCCAACCACGGTGAACGTCCGCCCTGAATCGGCGCCATCGCTTGTGATGTCGATGACAATCGGCTGCGGCGGCTGGCCGGCAATCGTCAGGGACTGCTCCCCGCCAGCGGCAGGCGTAACAGCGGTTACGATACCGTCGTCGTCAGCGGTCACCCCCGGAAGAATGATGGTGTTGACAGTCATGGCTTATACTCAGCCAGAGAACTGCGCGACGCCGTAGGCTCCGATCTTTGAGGTTACGTCAGCGATCTGAATCAGGACGGTGAACTCAGCGGTACCGTCCAGCGTACCGTTCGGATCGTAGGTGCCGCGCACATCACCAGTGACGGCCGTTGCTGGGTCAGTATCGTCAGCTGGCAGGAAGGTTCCCAGAACCGCGCTGGTCGTAAGGTCGAGAGCGCTGTCCTCGTATGCCATCAGAAGGCCACCGGCGTCTACGCGGTACGGTAGGCCCAGAGCGCTTCCGGTTCCAACGTCTACACCACCCGCAACCGTGGCGTCCGCAATGACGCTCTGCACAACCTTGAAGGCTTTCAGACCGACAACAGGCGTGGAACCGTTAAGGGTAAAGGTCTCTACAACGGTCTCTCCGTATTCGTCAAGCCCGGTGATAACAACATCCTCGTCGTCGCCGGCCTCACCTACAATCTGCAGGTTGCGCGGTACGTCCAGAGTGACGTCGGTAGCCAGCGCATCGGTTGCGGCCGTCAGGGTCTCCCCGTCCAGAACAAGGTCGACATCGGCTACGTCTGGCGTGCCGAGAGAGACCTTCAGAAGCGGGCTGAACGGAACGCCGCGCTTCGAGTTGTTGGCTGCGTTGTACTGCGCGGTTCCAAAGAAAAGGAACTCCGCGTGGGAGATGGTGTGGCGTTGGCCTTTGCCTGTTGGCATTTCGTCAATCCTCTATTGGACGGTCAGCTTTTACCTGACCAGACTACCTGTTGTGCCCCAAGCGCCGGATGAAAATACCTGCGATGGAGCCTGTTACTCTTTTTGCGGTTCACTGCCTCGGGCAAGTACTGCAGATTCCAAGGAACATGCAGCCCGCAAAACCCTTTTCCACGGATCGGGTGCATATGGTCCACCTCGTATCCGGTCGGGCAGTCGAGATAGATTTGAAGCATCTCTCTCTTGTCTACCCATGGCGGTGTAGCCTTCCTTACGCGACTCCGTCGTTCGTTATGTCTGGACTTTTCCCTGTCATGGTTGGCGTAGTAATACGCGTTAGCATTATGGGTCGGGCACAGACCTGACTTTCTTCCTCCGGCCTTGTCACAGCCTTCCCGGCTGCAAATTGGCGCCTCCTCTGGAAGGCCGCCAGTCGGATCTCCGTGGCGCCATAACCGGGACGCGTGTTTCCGACAATAACCGTGGGCATGAACCCCATTTTCGCATCCATCGTGCGAACACAGTCCTCTACGCCGTATAACCTCATCGTCCGTGTAACACCCGTGTTTTCTGGCGTCCCTCATGCGACACGCATTCGAACAAAATACGGCGCTCACATACGCTCGTTCGAATGGCTTGTTGCATTCCTTACACAACTTGGTGTCCGGAACCGGCTCGTCGTAACCCAGTTCCTTGACCTGCTTGTAGTGCTTGCTACACCACCCCTTACCGTAGTGGGGCCTGTCGCATCCGGCGACTTCGCACTTCCGCGCCGGCTTCTTCTTCGACTTCCCGAGAGGCGTCCCGTAAGTCTTCCACTTGTAGTAGTGGTGGTTACAGAAGCCCCGTGAGTGGGACGTCGTCTTGCATCCTTCGACCAAGCATTCGGGTTTCATGGTTGCTCCTTGGCGATGATTCACCAAGGAGCGTACCAAGGATTTACAGGGACTTCAACCGATAGCAGAACAAACCGTCATCGACTTAAAGTCAGGGTTACGTTGCGGCCCCTTCTGATCCAAAGGAACCCTTGTAATCAGACCATCCGAAACTGTAACGCTCCCTCGCGCGGAAGCGCGCATTACCCGTCTCAAAGTCACCCTCAATCTTGCGGGTAACCTTCTTTCGCACCATGTGCTTCAGGCCGTCTTCGCAGTCCGTGATGATGAACCACGCGTCGGGGTCGGTCAGTCGACGGTTGGTCTCGTATCCGCCAGGAAGGGCACCAGTGCTCTTGATGGCGTTCACGTCGTTGTCAGCCGTTCCCGGGCGGGAGGTGCTGGCCAGCAGGCGCTCTGCGGTGAACTGCAGGTCGGTCGGGATGATCAGCTTCTTGGCTGAGATGTCGACCGGAATACCGCGGTCATCAACCCAGTCGCCAATCTGGATGAAGGCTTCCTCGAGGGATGCCTCGGACAGGTCAGCCGGAGTTGCCAGCTTGTTGCTCTGGGTGCCGCCGCCCCACAGTGGGTGGTTGGTGGCGAACAGGGCGACATCGTCTCCGCCGACGAAGCTGGAACTGAATCCGTTGTTCAGGATGTTTGAACCCTTCACTTCCTTGGTGTGCTGCAGGGACCGCGCAAGGCACTTTGCATACTTGGCTCCGATAGACCCGTACAGGCCATCTTCCTCAGCTTCCTCGGTGATCGCGAAAGCCAGAGCGATGGTTTCGTGGTTGTATCGAGCAACCCACGACTCCGCGCCCTCGTCGTACGCGACGGTACCGCCCTCGTTCTTCACGGGGGCCGCGCCCAGGCCGACGATGAGTACGTCTTCCTCGAACGCCTTGATGGAGGTCTCGACCTTGAAGATCGACTTCCACTGTTCCTTGTGCCGCTTGTAGGTCAGCCCGAAGACGGTGCTGAGGCCATCCTGCAGCTGCTTGCGGAATTGTGCTCGGTTCATTGCCATGTTGTTTTAACTCCTAGAATCCAGTGTCAGCCGTTAGCTCGTTGCCGGGAACATCTGTGCTTCGTTGTTCTCGGTTCGGATGAACTGAACTACCGCAAGCTGTGAGGTGCCGTCGAACTGTGCGATCTCGCGCAGCTTCAGGACTTTGTCGGCAACGGCCGTGCCGTTGGTAGAGCCGTCCAGAGACGTGTTCGCTCGACCCGTAGCATCGCTGCCCGTGGTCATAGACGTCATGGTGAAGTACTCGCCGACGTCTGCCTGAACCAGGTCCTCGTCGGACTTGATCAGGAACAGCTCTCCGGCCGCTTCGGTAACGTACGCTCGTACAACGGTGTTCGCCTTGACCGCACCAGGGGCCGGCCAGAAGGGCTTGAACTGGGTCTCGCCAGCTACGTCGATGTACTGGACGCCCTGGAAGACGCCGAGGATCTTGGAGTCAACGCTGGCGGGAACGATAATCGTACCGTCAGTGTTCAGCTCTACCGGGTTGCCGCTGTAGATCTTGGTAGCGTACGTGCCGAGGATCCTGTACTCAGCCAGGCGGCCGGGCGTACCGCGATTTGCGCGGAATACATCGAGTCCTCGCGGACCGTTTGGGTTCTGACTGAAAGCCATGCTTCCACCTCATATGTTGGTTAAGTGCCAACGCAGGAGGTGGAAGACGGGGCCGATAGACCGGCCCCAGTGGCGGGGTTAGTCTTCGGTTGGGTCGTCCGGTATCCGGCGTCGACGTTTCGATACTTTCGTGCTCTGGACCTTGTCTATCCGCGGCCCGTGTTTCGAGACGGTGTTGATATCGTTCTCGATACCCTCGACCATCCGGTCAATACGTGCGCGGTAGAACGCATTCCGCTGCTTTGCCTTGTTCACTGGCATTTCGCAGAGAATCAGATCCTCGACACCGATAATGTCCCCCAACCGGGGATGAGAGGAGGTCGGTGGTAAATCGCCCTTGGGGACCGTGTCAGGTCTCCGGGGCAACCAGCCCTCTCGGAATTTCCTGCTCGAGTTGTTCACGTCTTCCGTGTTACCGAGCCTGATCCTGACCCACCGCTGGGTATAACCCGGTCGTGGCTCAGGAGCGTAAAGCTGATTGGGTCTTACCCAAGGCTCACTGTCGGCCTCGCGGTTGACCCCGTAAGAGGCCAGAACGTCCTGTTCCGTCTCTCGGCTGTCTTGGAGGTGGTCGACCTGGTGTGGATCTTCCTGCCTCTGTCCGTCCGCCAGAGTGTTACTTGCTCGGCGGGCTGCGGCTGCCTTTCCGTGCAGCCTTCTTTGTGCTTTCGTGGTTGCCATGGGATAAGCCTCAGTCGGTCCTGTTCAGGGCCCACTCTTTGCAGTGGTCCGGGTTCGCTGGATCCAGTCCGAAGTTCAGCATCATTGCCTTGTCTCCGGCGGTAATCCGCTTCTGGCCTTTTCGGGTCTTGCCCTCTGGCCTCCGGGTTCCTGCCTTCGTGGTACCCCCCACCGCGCCTCGCCGTCTCTTGAGTTCCTTCCGGGCCGACTCCTTTCGTTTGTCGCCCTTCGTGGACTGCTTGGCCGGCTTTACGATCTCCGGGAACTGTGGCGCGAGGATCTTTTCGATCTCTGCGTAATACCCGTCTGTGTTCTTGTCCAGGCCCCGGAGATTCACCATCTGGTCGGCGAGGCGAACAGCCCGGCCAAACTTGTTGTTGGTGTAAAACTGGGGATACTTGTCAAGCCACTTACGGGCCGGTTCCGGCAATCCGCTGGTGTCGTCGTCTTCGTCTGCTGGTTCGGCTGTGAGGTCCTTTTCCAATTTCTTGAATTCGGACTCTGACACCCTTAGGTCGGACTTGATGTCGAGGATCTTTTCATCGATCTCGATTTCTTCGTCCGAGTCACCAACTTCTTTCGCGGCATGCTTTTTCTTGCGTAGGCCCTTGAGTGCCTGTTCGGCTTCCGACTGCTTAGTGCGGAAGTCGTCCTTGGCGTCTCTGAGCTTTTCCCGGTTCTCCAGTTTCTGGATTCTCCGGTTCGCGTCCCTCTCTGTCTTCAGACGGAGGTTGCGTTCGCGATCGATTCTCTGCTGGACCTTTTTACTGTAGGAGGAATCATCATCGTCCTCAGTGTCTTGGTCGTCTTCCTCGGATTTGTCGGAATCGGATTCTTGGTCCTCTTCTTCTTCCTCGGTTTCTTCTTCGTCGTCGGCGTCGTCCTCAGAGTCGTCTTCGTCTGTATCATCTTTTTCGCGGGATTCCCAGTCCTCATCGTCCTGGAAGGCCGCCTTGATGATAGGGTTGGACTGATCCAACTCCTCGTCTTCGCCGTCGTCGTGCAGATCATCGAAATCTGAATCGACTTGGTACTTTCCCATTTTTCCTCCGGCTTCTTTAGGAGCCGTGCTCGCCCAAGGTCTGGGCAGTTCTTATTGTCAACCACTTAGAGGTATCTTTGCAACCTCTTGTGGGCCATTCCGGCATCGACCTAAGCGTCAACCCATGAGTAATAATCGTCTGGATTTCCAATCAGGGCAACGATGTCTGTATCGTTCATAAGGCGCAGTGGCTTCCGCTCACCAGCTCGCGATATCTTCATGCCGGCGTACGGCGGGTACAGCACGTAATCCCCGATCTGTGGAACCGCCTGCCACGCACTCATATCCAGTCCGCCCTGCGTGCGCGACTTGAACGCGGCCTCGCCGATGGCGACGACCTCACCGATGTAGTTCAGGTGCTCCTGAGCGTCCACAGTGGCACTGATGTCGACCCCGCCCTTGGACGTGGTTTTGCCGTCTAGTGGTCGAACGACTACTTTCCAGCCTATGGCTACCGGTATTACGTCCGACATTACGCCTCCTCCTCGTCGTCATCATCGGATCCGGATAGGTCCTTGAACGCCTCGGGTAACAGACCGTCCCGCGTGCGCTTGAGTTCCTTGATGCGCCCCACGAAATTCCCGTACTCGTGGATAGGCACGCCCTTACCTAAGGACTCCTCAAGAAACCTGATGCGCTCATTGATGTCTTTCACAAGACGGTCGTGCAACCACGACACGCCACTAAATACCTGAATTTCCCGACCCATCCCTTTTTACCTCCATTGCCATCCGATTACTCGGCCGCAGCCGCTTTCCGTATATTCTCTCGTCTTTCCTGGGCCTGATTCTGGCCGCCAGAGCGTAGCCGCATCAGGAGCCTCAGAACCTCCTTGAAGCCCTTATTCAGTTCCTTGGCAGCGTTTGCCAGCTTCCGCGGGGGTATCTCCTTGGTGGAAATACCGTGACCCCGCAAGAAGCCGCGCGCAGCACGAACCTCCTTAGGTAGTGCCGCCGCCATTTATTCGCTGGACATCTTGTCGACCCGTGCCGCCGAGTCGATGATGTTGTCCGCGGTCTTCTTGCGCATGGCCTGATCGTGCGATTCCTCGTCGGCCGACAGGTCAAGGTCATGCTCAGACTGCTTATGAGACAGCTTCTGTTTGTGCTCCTCGTCCTTGTGTGCCAGACGCTGTTCGTGCTCCTTCTGCTTCATTTCGAGCGGATCTGGCTCCGGACCCTGAGGCGGCGGTGGTGGCGCGACCGTGGCCGCAACGGCTCTAGCTACCGCGTTGTCGATCTCGATCGGCACATCCTCCTCGTCCCGTATCTCTGTGAAGTCGGTATCTGGAAGAGGCACCCCGATCTGCTGCTCGATGCGCAACCTGTACGCGTGCGCGTGGTGGGAAACCAGGTGAGCCTGCATGCTGAACGTGACGGCCTGAACCGCCTGTGGATCAAGCCCCATACCTTGCACCTCCATCAGGAACATCTGGTGGATTTGGATATGGGCCTGGTGGTCCTGCTCAGGGTACGCCTCGACGCCGCCTCCGGTGAGAATGATCTGGTTCTCCGTGACCGGGTCCATGCGCTTGGTGCGCTTCTTGGGCAGGAATCGCTCCGGCTTGGGAATGCGCAGGGCCTTGTACATCTCGAGGTGAGCAATTCGCTTGGACTCCTCGTCGTACATGGATGCGTCTTGAGTAATCAGCTCAAGTACTGCCTGGGCCTGAGCGATGCGCTGTACGCTCGAGTAGATGTTCGGGTCGGACACCGGCAGGATGTCTACCCTGCCATCGAAGTCCGACTTGAATACGGACCGGTCCCCGCCAGAGACATCGTACGGGTACTCCTCCTCTTCCATGCACTCGTGGTTAAGCGCCGCCAGGAGCTTGAACTCCCGACGCGCCGCGTTGTGCATGCGCTTGTGGATGCCAGAATATATCTTGGAGCCCTGCTCGATCAGGGCCAGCGTAGTCCCTACAGGACCCTTGTTGTCGGCGGCGCCGGTCATGGCCTCGGTAGTAGAGGCGAACGTCTTGATACCGTTAACCAACAGGTCAAGGGTGTGAAACAGGGCCGGAGACGGCTCCTTGAACGGCGGCGTATAGAACGACTTCGAAAGGTCCTCCGCGGTCATGTCCACGTCCTGCCATATTCCAGGCTTGAAGACGAACTCCCCGGCGACCTTCGATTCCTTGGACTTGAAGCCACCCTGCAGGGATGCGGTTGCGGAGCCGTCCAGAAGCGCACGCAGCGCGCCGGATGCCGCCCTCCCAAGGGAGCCTATGATGTGCAGGTATCCCCATCCGTAGAACCCAAGTCCAGGCAGGAATTTGTAGTGGATGAAGTGGACGCGCTTGCGGCGCCGCTCATCGCCCTCTTTCCATAGCCGGCGGATGGCCATGATCTCGCCGGAAATGACCTCAACCGTGACCACGTATGGGTAGGCAATATCCTCGCCCTCCTCCTGGTCGAACTGCTCGAAGCACATCTCAACGTGTACTTCGTAGAAGTCGTAGGTGACGTCGTCCTCTGCCCTTGATTCCTCACGGTCGTCCGAAACGTCCGACAGGCTATCTTCCCCGCGCCCGCCCAGCTTCCCGTCCGGGTCCAGCTTTACGTCCTTCAGGAACTCACCAGAGCGCTTTCTGGCTTCACACTCTACGTCGCTCAGGGTGTACCAGTGGGTGTAGCGCCTCGAGGTCTTCAGTGAGGTGGCGTCGTACGGCACGATGAAGTGTTGCGCATCCACGAAGCGGGACACGGAGACCTCCTCCGTGTGGTCGTAGTAGACCTTTCGGAACGCACTACCGGCGTACGGCAGGTACATGGTCAACTGGTCAGACTGCTCGAAATACTCGTCGTCGGCCTCGGTCAGCTGGTAGTTCATAAAGTCCTGAACGCGAACCGCCTGGTCCTGCAGCTCCGGATTCGACTCCCCGACCACGACGCACTTAACCGGGCCTTCCGCGGGGAATACCTCCTCGATAGCGTTGGCCTGGAACCGCACCATGGCCTCGGCGATGGCCGGGTGATTGACGGTGCTGGACCCATCGAACGCGGAGGAGTCGCTCGGAATGTCCTCTACCCCGATCAGCTCCAGACCTTCGCGAAGCCTGCGCTTCCATTTCTCGCGGGACTCGTCGTCGGCCTTGACGGCCAGAACCAAGTCTTCGCCGATCTTGCGGCGCTCGTCCGCGTCCAGCTTTTCCGCAAGGTTCTCGTCGTGATCAGATTCCTCCCCGTCATCGTCGTCAGGGCCGCGCCCGTCCAGATCTACTACGATGTCGTCCCCGTCAGAATATACGGCGGCACCATCTTCGGTGCGCTTCACGTCCGCGTACGGGTCATCCCCGTCCAGCATAACGTCGTCATCGTCGTAGCTATTTCCGTACTTGCTCGCCATCAGTGAACCATAAAGCTTCGGTTGGACTTCGGAGCCGTGATCTGCTTGTTGAAGGCGCGGTTCATCGTGTAAAGACCCATCAGCTTCGACATAGGATTCGAGAGAGAGTCGTGGCTCTCGAGCTTATCCAGATAGAAATACACGGGCCGTCCCTCTTTGGTTGTTGCGCACACCCCAAGACCGACCAAGTCCCCATGCATCAGGGCCGTCAGGAGATCATCCACCCCTTCGGCCATCGCGCGGTCTGTTTTGGTGGGCTGGTACTTGGGCTTTTCCTTCACCTCGACAATATAACATCTAAGGTATTTGCAAATCCTTGGCTGAGGGCCTTCCTGGCACGTTACCCATAGATACCCCTTTCACGGCGCGGCTTGAACAAATTGATCTCATCATCTTCTTCATCGAAGTACTCGATCGACCCCATCCGCCGAAGGTACGCCAGCATCATGACCACGGTGTCGACATAGTCGTCGTTGATGCCCATCGGGAACTTGCTGCACTCCTCGATCACGTCGTTCGCTTCGTTGTGGCCGGGCACGTAGAATATGCAGCCCTGCTCAAGCGGTGCCGAACTCACATGGGCGCGCAACACTTTGTCCTTCCCCTTGGGGTCTACGGCCTTGACTCGAACCCCTGACTGCCTAAGTTCTTGAATTAACGAGTGTCCGCTCGCCTTCTTCTCAATCAGAACCATATCCGGATCCATCTTGTTGTAGGATCGGATCGCCTCCCGCCTGAGCTGCGGAAACGCTATCTTGTCCCGCCATGCCTCGACCAGAATGGCGCACCGCTTGGGCTTCCCTTGGAGGATGGCGCGGGTCTGGTGATGCATGGACTCGGGCGCATACGTGAATACTCCCCACGTAGTACGAGCCGAGTAATCGTTCTCCTCCTCGGTCTCGAACGCGGTGTCGTAAATCTGGATCAGCATCTCGCACTTCGGCATCTCGCGCCTGCGGTGGTGATGCGGGTGCCATTCCGGGTAGATCCACGGCTGCCACCAGTGCTTCTTGAGAATCAGACCCTGGTCGGCCGCGGGGTCCTGCTGGTACTGGGAGTTGTAGTCGCGCTCGCTCATGCCGTGAGGAGGCTTCAGCGCGTTCGTTGCCTCTTTGCCGAGCCGGCCAGGGCATAGTAGTTCTCCCTCGTTCTTGCGTGGGTCCTCGAAGATCGGCGTGGGCTCAAAGTCAGGATCTTCCTTGGCTCGCTTGATATCCCTCGGCAGGTACACAACACAGCGCTTGCTCGGACGGTACTCGTTCGGCAAAACCAGATGCACCCATTTTCCATCGTCGTTGAGCTGGACCTTGCCCTCCTTCCTGAGTACGTGGCCGATCACGTCGCCCTCGTGCGTCCTCTGGCCGACATGCACGATGGCGCCGGTGTTCTGGTTGTTGAGACGGGACCGCATAGCGTTGTCGTACCACTCGAGTACGCCCTCACGCTTCACGTCCGAGTAGACTTCGCGCGCGTTATGCGCGTCGTCGATGAGGATGACATCGCCACCCTCTCCGGTAGTCTTGCCGCCAGAGGTAATGGCGATACGGTGGCCGCCCTTGGTATTCGAGTAACGACCCTTCATGTTCTCGTCGGCGGATAGCTTGAACTCTCTACCCCACCGTTCTTGGAACCACGACGACTCAATAAGGCGCCGAGACTTCAGGGTGTCTCGCTTGGACAGGTCGAGGTCGTAAGAGGCCGTCAGGAACTGCAGCTTGGGATTCTGCACCCAGCTCCATACCGGCCACGATACTGAGCACTTCAGGCTGTTGCTGACAATCAGGCCGTCGGCTACAAAGCTATGGTCGTCCTCTACGGTCAAGCACTTGCAGTGCGCAGGGGCGGACGGTACGACAGTTTCGACCATGTCAGACAAGATATCTGGATCAAATGACTTTTTACGTACCGAAGAGATTCGCTGTTGCTTTTCGCTATGCATCCCAATCTCTGCGAGTCTCGCAACATCGTCCTGAGCGGTGGCTTGCAATACGAAATACTTAACGCCCTCCTTGAAGGAATTCTGATCGGTGGTGCGCCTGCGTTTGTACATACGAACGCCGAGTAGTCCCAACATGATCAAAACCTGATCTATTAGAGCCTCGTTCACGCTGGTGATGGCGACCATGTAATCGTCGCGGTTACGACCACCGCGCTTTCCGACCGTGGCGTCGCAGGCCATATAGGCACCGATGAACGGCCTCCAGAGCGATGGGTTCTGCAGTACAAATTCCGGGACGGTCTTGGTGTGAGAGGTTTTCTCTGCGAGTCCAAGCTGTCGTAACCACGGTCGCACGCCACCCTTGAATGCCACCCGGTACGCTGCCCCAGATCCATTGGGTTTTGTGATGTGATACTTGAATCCGAGAGAATCCGCGCACTCCTTCATGCGATCAATCTGGATCTGGTCAGCGCACGTAACCGACGCTTGGTTCTTCGTCGTTGAGCCATCCCCGACAAAGTACCCGGCCAGCTCCGCTTCAGCGTACAAGCTGGATGATTGCGTATCTGGCATGCGTGGGCAGCCCAGTACATCACCCGGTCGCAGTTCACCGATCGGCAGCCATCCGCCTGGCGTAAGGTATGGGTGGGAGGCGTGCGCTCGTGAGATCCTGCCGAGGCGGGTCTCCACCTTGATCATGTCCCGCAATACACCTTGATCGTGGACGGCCGTCACCGGGCGGAATCGACCGGCATGCGTCAGAACCTCATCGCCGACGACAATGTCGCCAAGGCGCACAAGGCCACGCCGTGTCGCCACCACGGACTCCACCGAAACCGGTTTTGTCATGCGTGGAGGCATGCTGATAATCAGGCGCAGGATGTCGCCCAGAGTCACGTAGGTCAGGAACTCGGAGATAACCTCAAGATGCCACGTATCGCAGAACGGAGCAGGATCCAAAATGGACCACGCGTCCTTGAAAAAACGATAGTGATCACGCCGCGCAAGTTCGGCCTGAATCTGGGTCAGGTTCTGGGCGGGTACCGCATTGCTCAATTAGTTCTTTGGACGATAGGGCTCCCGCACCCTGTACTCCATTCCTTCTTCGGTTATGTGGGCGGAAGTATGTTGCTTGCGCAGCTCTTTACGCGCGAGTGCCCACGCCTCCACAAGAGCTTCCGTGAGAAGATTGATCTGTCGCTCTTGCTTGTCCAGTTCAGCCTGCGCGCCGCTGACCCGCCAGACCCACCTCCGAATTTTCTGTTTCACAAGCTGTACTCCCGAACGCGCCCGCCAGTACATTCATCAACCAGTTTCGCCATTTCCACCGCTTCCTTCGCGGTGGCACCCATATGCATAGCAACCATCGCGGCCTGACATCCTGATCCGATGGCCCAATACTTGTCGCAGATCTTCACTTCTCTCAGCCTGCGATCAACCATGAAAATTCCCTTCGGGCGCAGAACCAGGAACTCTACGTCATCGTCGCTATCGCGCTTTGGCTTTTCTTCGTCAAGACCGGCGATGTGTCTTCCCAGGCATTCCGCGGCAATCCAGTCTCCGGCGTAACCGACAATCACGCCATCGCCCACGATAATCTTGTTCGCCTTTGCGATGAAGCCGCCGGTCAGGCGAGAGTCGCAAGCAATCTTGCCTTCTCGAGCCGCCACGGTTGTCATATTTCTCTACTACCCTCCCCGGGCTCCTGTTTTGTGAGGTGAAAGCACCCGCAATATTCGCAAGGATAGAACGACCGTTCGCTCCTGCCCCGCCTCCAGCACTGTAGCAAAGCCATCCGCGCATCCTTCTTGTGCCCGTAGCGCTTTTTCCTGAGGCAGCTTACCCACACCCTGAATGGCGTGCCGACCGGTGCCACGGCGGTTTCCATTCTACCCTGCCCGGTACTTGGCAATCACCCTGTCCCGGTACGTTACGGCACGCTTCTCCTTCATGAGCTGCGCCCATAGGTCATCCGCGTGCCGGTTGGCCTGGGCCAGCTCAAACGAGTAGTCCAACAGCAAGGCTGTAACGTCCTTCAGCAAGGACACTTCGACCTCGGTTGCGCCTGGCGGTGCCTTCTCGATTCGGCAGTAGAGCTTGCGCCGAACCTCGGCGGACGTGCGCTCAATCTCTGATCTGTCGGCCATCTGTCCCTCCAACTGGTATCACCACAACCCGGCGCGTTGACCGGTCAACCTCAGCCCGACCGGCAACGACGTAGCCACTACAGGCGGCGTTCCCATCAAGCCGTACCTTGCGCCCGGTACGGCGCAACAGTCCGCTTTCGGTCCCTCGTCGGATCAGGGTACCCAAGTGTGACTTGTTCGGCGGAAACCCCACGACCGGCGCCAAGTGGTCACGGAGGTAGTTTGCGGTTACCTCTTGGCCGGCCAAGTCCAGGCCATCAATCGCCAGCATGGCTCGCTTGGCCCAAGACATGTCTTCGTGCCCGAAACCGCTATCTATACCAGTCAGCATCTTGCTAACCCACCGGGATTTCCTCTGAGTTGCAAACGGACCTAGCGGCATACGCGGGCACCCCTGAAGAAGAACTCCTTGCGGGCCGTCTTGTATCCGTCCAGGAGCGGTCGGTACCCGTGATGAACGTGAATCAATTCATCGTCCTGTGCCCTGACCGTTTTGCCTTCCCTGTTCTTGGCATATCGATCAATGGTTCTGGTCAGGTTCGTGGCCACAGATTCCGTGACCCACCCAGAGCGGTCTTGGCGCTCGCCGAACCACCAACGAATCGGGCGCTTTTCGTGTGGGTGGGATATTCCGTCAGACATCGTCAGACTCCTTTGTCAGGTACAATCGGCACCACGTTTTCCAGGGACATAATGAAGATGTAACGCTCGCACTGGAGCACGCTCTGCTTATGGTGCCTCTCGAGATCGATCATCTCTTTTTCGGTGAGCTGACAGCTGACCTTTTCGTAGCATGACTTAAGGGCGGTAACCTCCATCAGGTGGAAGAAGCACGCCGCTTCCGCGGACCTCGGCGGTCCCGTGGCGCTCCAGACAGCCAAAAAAACAAAAAAGAGAATGGGGGTCAAAACGCACGAGACAATAGAGAACACAACCCATGGACGCGGGCGGTCGGTTTCGTACCATCGCCGGCTGCTTACGTCCCAGTCTCGCCACACGCTCACCGCTCCTCGCAGAGGATCGTGTATCCCTTGTAAAGGCCCCTCTCGGAGTCCAGGCCAATCTCTACCTCGCTGGCCGCCTCCGCGCATTCCTGCTCACTCTTGACTGCGAACTCGAACACCCTGGGGTCTTCGTTGAGGGGCATCAGCAGAACGATCAGATACCATTGCACGGTACTCTCCCATTCGATTGAGGTTTCATCGTAGCCAATACAAATGGGCCGCGAAAGAACTTGCCCGATTTATTTTTTACACGATCTTGAACGGATCCCCGTCTTCCATCGCGACGGTCATCGCCTCGAAAGTGATCAGTCCACCGGTCGAGACGTAGTCCGTGATGGCTCGCGCCTCTCCCTCTGCCGGTCCGCCAAGCACCACCAGACGGCGCCCAATGAGCTGGTCCGCGGTGTATCCGGTCAGATCGGAGGTGATCTGGGTGGTCGATAGGGTGCCGGTCTCGGCCTCGCCAAGGATGACCCCGGTGGCCGCTCCGTTGACCAGTACGATGTCCGATGGAAGATTGTTGAACAGGGTTATCTCGACCCGTACCGGAGGCACTCCACCGTGCGATATCAACAGCACCATCTGCTCCGTAACGCTGCCGGCATCCATGGTGGTGTCCTCATCCAGGGTCAAGGCGTACTCACCCGGCATATTGGTGTCGTCAAGCTCGGCGATAGTTGGAGTCGTCATGGCGGCCGGCGCCTCACCGTTTCGTGATCGGTACACGGTGAAACTGGACAGTCCAATATCTCCCATGTTGAAGGGAATCTTTCGGTCCACTGACCCTGATTTTACCCACATGGTTACCGCCCCAGACAGGTGATCGTAACCAGATCGCCTGTGGCCATAGTGAAAATGCCAGGATCAAACCGCAGCAATACCGTCTTGGTGCTGCCGGTGTAATCGAGGATATCTCCAATCGCAATCTGCTCTGCCGTCGACTGATCCGTGATCATTGCCGTGCAGCCGTTATAAGCGTTGTCGTCGGAGCTTCCGTTGGTAAGGGTAAAGCTGGTCTGGCTGGCCAGAGTGGCTATGGTCGTGTCGTTCTGGGCGGTGATCGTAGGCTTCGACAGGTATACCGTGCGCTTGAAATCCAGAATAGTTTGCTGTCCGTCGCTGACCGATATGGTGATCCAGTCCTGCCCGCTGTAGACAGCGTCCGCGAGCATCATCTGCGTGAAATCGGACCCGGCATTGCCCTGTGGGCTGACCCGCACGTTGCTGGCGCTGGGTGCCGCGTAAGTCCCGATCGTCGCGATGTCCTCTTGCTCGGCAGCGTCATCGTAAGTCGCGATAGTCGTGCCGTCGTCGCCGATGATCTCGATGACCAGCCCGGACACGTCCTCATCTACGTGCAAACATCCAACCCCGGCAATATCCGGAACACACATCGAGTCTTCAACGACGCTGGTCGGATTGGTGTTGCGAGGTCTCGTATCGTCCGCGAACGCAAGGCACGGCAAAAAAAGCAGAAGATATTTCATTTTCATTGTTGCATTGTTCTCCGCATATATCGGCAATTCGGACCACGAGACACTTCCAGGCTGAACGCCGCATCGAATGCGACCTGTGTACCGGCGGCCGGGTCCTGGGTCAGCACTTGATCACGGTCTTCGTAGCCTTCCGGATCATCCGCCTTGGGGCAGCGAAAAGTCGCTGAGAAGCTCGGCTCATCCAGCCACGGCCGCAACGTCAGCTCGTCGTTGATCGCGGCGTCGGTGTCGCCATCGGCCAGGTCGGGCATGGTTTGTTCGTCCATGGGATAGAAATCAATGGTGATCTGGCCGGTACCGCCAAAGCCGTCGTCAGCCTCGAACACCACTATTGTGCCGGTCTCATCTTCGGTCGTAGGGTCTCCATCGAGCGTGCAATTGCCCGTACCGCCCAGGGTCAGTCCGGTGGGCGGTGTGCCGCTATCCAGGCTCAGAGTCAGCGTATCGTCGTCGTCATCCGTGAACTCTCCGCAGATGTCGAACGCATCCCACGCGACGTCGATATCAAACGGCAATGCGAAATCACCATCAGCCTCAGGCGCTGCGTTGTTCCACACGTTTTCCAGCAGCTCGGCATGAAAACCTTCAGCCGACAAATCATAGACATCGCAGGTTGCGAGCTGTCTTGAGTCGTCCGGACCAGGTGGCGTGTAGACGAAATTTCCATCGGTGCCAACATCGAGATCGAAACCTCCGGGGCTCGTCGTGGTCGGGCAAATCAGGATATCGCCGGCCGCAATGTCCGGGTCTACCAAATCGTTGAACTCTTCCGTCTGGCTACCTACGGCGACACTGGCTTGCGTGGTGAACTGCTCTCCTGTCGCAGGATCGAGAAACTCGTCCGCCAACGTCGTGAGCGTCGTACCGTCCGTGACATAGATATCGTGGACTGGAATAGCCGGGTCGCCCGCGATACTCAGGGTCAGTGTAAAGTCGAAATCCCCGGTTGACGGTGAATCACTGTCGACCGACTCGGCCGCCACATCGCCGGTGCAGTCCCCGGCTTGGACCTGCGCAATGGTCGGCGCGGTCTGATCCTTGAGGCAGGCTACCGCATCGACATCGCCAGCCGCATCCAGCGAGCCGTCAACCGTATAGCTGCTGTCGTCCTGCGCCGTGACTATGGGAGATTCGTCGTATTCCCCGGCGGCAGCGCCAGCAGCAGGCCGCAAAGCAAGCGTAATCCGGTACGAATCGGCCGTGCCCGTCGCATCTGTGTGTGTAAAGACACCGGGCGTCTCCGTGCCGGCCGTGGCAATGGTCCTGAAGGCGCTGTACTGGCCGCGATGCGCGCCGGTGCCGTTCATGCCGTCTACCAGTTCTGTATAGCTGGCGGGTGGCCCACCATCTCCGGAAATGGTGGTGGTAATACCATCCAGCACCAACACCACTGCGCCATCCGTAACGGTCGTGATCGCGGGTGCTGCAGCGTTCGGATTATTGTTGTTGCCACCGGCATCACGGTGACTGCCGGCGCTGTAGGCGACGTCGAACGCCGTGGTTTCATCTACGCCACTCAATACCGAGGCGGTACAGGAAATCTGATCGGTGCCGCCGCTGGTGGAGAACGTCATTGCCTCACCGGCCGTCGCGCCACGCCGCTTCCAACCGAGATAGACGGTCAGCGTGGGTGTGCCACCGGCGGCAAATTCATCGAGCTGGGCGAAGTCAGTGGGGTCGGTCCATAGGCCTGGGCCAGTAGCGCTGTCCTTATGGCATTGCACCACGATGATGTCGTTTTCCTGCGGATTGCCTATGTTGCTTTCGAGAAAGGTCCGACTGGTGTCGAGGTTGGTGTTCGTGTTCTGCCCGCCAACCGGCGCGATCTGGGCACCGGCTGTAGCAGAGATCGCACACAGAAGAACCAGCCACTTCCTCACTGGCAGCCCTCGGCTATTTGCGTGTACCGTGTCGGACATCCCTCATAGGTGTTGTTGGTGGAGCCGCCTCCGGCATTGATATGGTTGAGGATGTCGGTCTTGGTGCCGCCACTGGCGTTGCTGCTCATAACCAGCCCGACGTGGGTAAACTTGTTGCCGTTGATAAAGGTGCTTTGCCAACTGGACAGCGGCAGCACATCGTCCTTACCGCCAAGATTGGGCGCGCTCAAGGTCCCGAGATGTGCCGACAACGTGCGGTAATCGCGCACTGCCCCGGTCCTGGAGCCGTCGAATACCGAATTGCCTGCGGTGGCATGCGTATCGGGACCGCTGAGACCCAGGCCGCGCTGATACGCTTCTTCAGCACCTTGGTTGATGATATTGCCCTGACTGCAGTTCCATGCCGCAAAGACGTTCGTGTTGGGAAAGGCGTTTTTCTGCGCCTCATACAAACGAATGGATTGAGTCAGCGCCGCGGCATGCGAATAATCAGCCGGCGCGTTGGAACCGAACGACGGACACGACTCAGACCCCAATGACACATATTCAATCCTGGCGTTATCGTCGAACTCCTCGGCAAAAGCCTCCATCATCGCAATGATGCGATCCATTACGTCCGCATCCCAATAGCGAGCGATGATTCCGGTATTTGTCGTGTTGACCTCGTCTTCCAGGTCGGGCGGCATGAGCGCGGCGGCATTCTGCGAATGGCCAAAGCACTTATGTTCTATTTCGACGCCCAGGCTCTTGCCGGCAAGTCCGCTCGCATTGAGAATTGTGTGTATGCGATCAAAGCTGTAAACACCCGGCGAGCGCTCTATCGCGCCCCACGCAATACGTAGCAGAGCCCCTTCCAGTTGGCCGCTGCTCGGTACGTGGCTGTTGATCTGGTTGACCATATCAGTGACATAGGCAGTCTCATTTGACTGGCAATGCTGGCCTTGGGTCTTGACATACCATCCAGGATTCCATTTTTTCCCGGCTCCTGGAGGCGGCGGATCTTCGGGATCGTCCGGGTCTCCGCTTACTGAAGCGGAATCCGCAGAGATATTCCCCTCTCCGTCTTGGGCGCCGACCGTGAACGTCCCGCCGACCGTCGTCGATACGTCACGGGCAACCGTCGGCAGCGCATGAATATTGACGTTGGCAACCGTGCCGGTCGCATTGGTGCCGGCGCTGCTCGAAGTCACGAATACGCCGCTCTGCACTGTAGAGGGCATGTCGATGCTGAGCGATGCAAGCTGGGTCCAGGCACCGCCATCAGCGGAGTAGTAGCTGGTCAGCGTGTTGGCGCTCTGATTGCGGAACGTCTTAATGTAAACCGGCAGACTCGGGGCAGTCTGCGTAGCAACCGTGGAGGTCGCAGCCCCGGCCTGGGTGCGGCAGCGCATTTGCACCTTGGGCGTGGCGGCGTCCAGATAGTACGTGTAACAAGCTATCGCGTCCGCATCCAGCGAGCCGCGCGCGTAAATGCCGGTCTTGTCGAAACTGGCTGCACTGGCAATCGCGGTCACGCTGGCGATGGTCGTCACGTCACCGGACAGGGACGTGCCGCGCAGCAACACCTGGTCTGACGTACTGTCAACACCCGTGCCGCCGAACGACAGGTCCCACGAATTGCCGGTTTGAGTCGAATCCGGGGTGCCGTCGTTGCCTCCCAGAATGGTTTCCGTGAGAGCACTGGTGGTGCAATCGGTCGCCGTGACCGTGTCAGCAGAACCGCCATCAATCTCGACGTTGTACTGCGCCGTACCTGATCCGGATTCAGCGCCGTCGTGGTTGTCACAACTGGCGTCGAAGGCGATCGAGACTTCGTCGGTGTCCGTGCCGGTGATAATCAGCCCGGTGGGAATCGGTGGCGCGAGGGTATCTCCGGTTGGGGCCGTGACATAAGACCAGTTTTGGCAAGAGGACAAAGCAGAATCCGCACCTTGCGTGGCACGGAATGCCATCGCCCCGGAACCGGGCAAATCCCCATCGGTGCCGGCATTCTCCAGATCGTCCGTGTTGATCGCCCAGCCGTTGGCCGCCGCGTCATCTCCCGAACAGGTCTCGAGTGTGAGCGTCGCAGTTGCGGCATCGTTGCCAGACAGACAGCAAGCGCGCAAGTCGTCCGAGTAGGCGCCCGCCAGGCTCAGCGTGTTTTCCAGGGCAGAAAGGTCCCAATCCAGGTCAGCGGCAGACGCACCACAGTCACCCAGCGGGTTGGATGTTCTATAAGTACCATCCGAGCAGCGTGCCAAGGTCTTCGAAATAATGACCGCCTGCGCTTCCGGCCCAACCACGATCCGCGCGCACTCGGGCCGTGACTTCTCGCCCTCCAGCACAATTTCGACGCAATCCTGCGGCACCGTCAGGCCAATGAAGATATCGGCCATTGCCGGCAGAGTGATTGACAGCAGGAGAGCTGCCAGGGTATGAGTTATCAGCTTCATTTTTCGCCCTTGCCCTTCGAGTTACCCCACGGGAGGGTGCCGTTGTCGGCCAGGTCCATGGGTCCGAAGATCGCCAGCAGCACGATGCAGAACCATCGGTAGTCCTCCGCGGACCATGTCTGCAGGAACGCGAGCGCGGTGCCGCTCACGAACATGAGTACGACCAGGGTGTATTTCTTGCGGAACCGGGTAGCGGCTTCTGTCACGGATTGGATCACAGGGGAACCTTCGAGATTTGTCTATAACCCCGAAGTTTAGCACCGGCCGCGACGCAGGCGCACCCGCTAGGCGCTCAGTTCGGCATCGATCTACTCCAGACCAGGCTTAGGATGCAGATTAGGAATGTAGATGGAGAGGTCCTCGTCATCATCGATGATTCCGAATCCCATGCCGTCGTCCGGCATGTCATCCTCCCATGTGTCCTCCCAAGACTCCTCGTCCGGGTCGATGTCACAGAATGGAGGTTGACCGGTCAACACTCAGTCCTTCCAATCTTCAGGCGGGTAGTCCCCGTATTCCCCATCCTGATCATCGTCATCGTCGTCATACGGAGCGTCGGTGAGCTTTGAGACTCCCCACGCGAGCGCGCCGGCAAATATGAAAAAAATTACAAGTTCCACTATGGTTTCCTCTCGTCGTGGTTTTTGGTTAACCCCGAGCCATGTTACCACCAACCGGTGGTTTCTTTTTCGATAGCAGCACCCCAGCCGCCGACAGCATGAAGCGCCCCTTCTTCTCAAACTCGATGATCGGCTTCTTACGCCAGTACAGATTGTGGCTCCTCGAGATTGCGTTCAGCGAACGAGCGTATAGCAGAAACGCTACCTTGAATTCAGACAGGGCCATGGCTGGCGAGGTTTCGTTCGCGTAGGACATAACGTGGCCGAACACTTTGACTCCAGTTGCAAGTCGGCCGGCCAGGGCCTTCTCGAGTCCGTCACGTTCCACGAACAAGGATCGGCAGAAATCAAGCGCCTCGTCCTCGACCATGGAGTCCCAGCGCTCGACGTCGGTGATCTTCACTACACGTTTATTCATTCTCGTGCCAGCTCGTGTGGGTGCTCAGGTTTGAGCTGCAACCCGAAACTACCAAGAACAGCAACATCGGCGCAATGACATGGAGATTTTTTCTCACCAAACCAATATAGGTCAAAGCATGGAATCATGTAACTGGATTTCGGTATACTCGGCACTCAACTTCAGGGAGTGAATCTATGAGGGTCGTGGTCTCCGGCAGTCGAGGAATTACTGACCAGCCGGTGGTGTATAGAATCCTGACCCGCCACCTGCGCCCTGCAATCGACGTCGCGGTTCACGGCGCCTGCAAGGACGGGGTGGACTCGCTCGTCAAGGAATTCTGCGAGGAGCGCAAAATCACACAGGATCCGTTCCCGGTATCCAGAGAGGAATGGAACCGACTCGGCAAGAAGGCCGGGCCGCTACGGAACCGACGCATGCTGGAGAAGGCAGAAAAGCTGGTGGCCATCTGGGACGGCAAGTCACCCGGTACGCGGAGCACGATCCGGGCCGCGGTAGAACTTCGGATGGAAATGCACATCTACTTTTTTGGAGACGTCGTAAAGCATGAACGAAATCGACCTCACTAAAAAGAAATGCCGGATATGCGACACAGAGAAGCCGCTGTCAGAATTTAACAAAAATAACGGCAGAAAAGACGGCCTGCAGACGCAGTGCCGCGCATGCGAAAAGGCGTACTACTATGCAAATCACGAAAGGATCCTCGCAAGGAGTCGTAGGTGGAACGCAAAGCACATAGCGCACAAAAGAAAGTACAGGCTTGAAAATCTTGGAAAGCATCGTGAGTACAATCGCAAGCAGCAAGGGCTTCCCAAGCCAACAAGACCAACCCCGGGGGTCTGCGAATGCTGCGATCAGCCCCCGAAGAAGAAAGGCCTAGCACTTGATCACGACCACGAAACCGGACAATTCCGAGGGTGGCTTTGCACCAGTTGCAACATAGGGCTTGGGATGCTAGGAGACTCCAGAGAGGGCTTGGAACGCGCACTCGCCTATATTGACCTTGCAGCAGAATCAAATTAGTAACTGAATTTCCTAATATTTTTTCAAAAAAATTTAGGGCACTTTCCCAAAAGTTCCGTAATCGTATGCGAGAGAGACTTGGTACCATGAAGATGGGACCCGAATCTCTCAGCGGCATGCCCTTTCCTGTGTGCATGGCCTGGGTCCCATGTGCCTGTATCGCACTCCTTCCATCGCGATCCGCCCGGCACGCCATGAGCCCGCATTCCCCACATCATCCATCATTACGCCCCCTGTTCATGAGGTGCGTATAATCTCTATTATGTAATAAACCGCACAACCATGCGGTGTCCAGCGTATCCCACATGGTGCATACATGAGGTATCGGAGATAACCCATTGATAGCTGGTGTCGCTGTGCCCTCCTCCATGCCATGCGTTTCCCACCTGACCTACCAACTACCGGCCACGGGATCGGCCATTCATGGGGTCTGGATACGGCGTAACCCGCGCAGACATTGGGCTCTAGCGCCCCGAGGGTGCGGCCATGCGGAGCCGGCAGAGAGGACAAGCGCCAGAAACAGGGACTTTCAGGCATCTTCTAAGGATTGCTTAGAGGTTGGCTGTGTAGTGCAGCACGAAACAAAGGCATCTCTGGGGTTTCGCATAGACATGCAACCTAGGGGTTGCGCTTTATATGCAACCTCTGGGTTGCGTATCATCCCCGACAGTAACAGCGGGCCTGAACACTAACGGGACCGGTGTTAGTATCCGTCCCTGTGTGTGTTGCGGGTTGATGAGATGCCCTGATAGACAGGGGGATCATCGGGGAAGGGGTTGGGTATGGGTGTTATCCCTTACTGGTGGGGGTCGGGCCTGTCGCTGCGCTGGCTTGTGGTCGGGCCGCCAAGGGCTGTAACGCCGCCTATCCTCAAAATCCATTCAACTGCGGCTTTCACGACATCCCCGTGACATGCCTGCGGTGCGCAACAGCATACCAGAGTCAGTTCGCCCGCTTCCCTGTACTGGGCTGCCAATCCCTCAATGGCCTGAGCTACTGGGCCGCCCTCCTGTATCCGCTCCCATAGCCACGTCCGATACATGCTCACGGCCTGCTCCCGGGTATATGGTCCTACCCTGAAGGGATTGCCGAGTGCCGAGGGGCGCATGATGCTGATGCCGTGCGCACCATGGTGGTGGTTACCGACAGTGATCACTCGCCTGTCGCTTGCGCTATCCTTACTGCGGCAGATAAGCACCCTGTCAGGCTCGACCGGGTCATGGCTGATCGATGCCTTTACACCTGTGCCGTCAGGAGCTGTTCATTGCCACATCACTTGCCCTTCTTTCGCTTCTTTCGCTTCTTTTCCGGAACGTGAAAGATTCCTTCGTCTCGCGACCGTGGGCCTTCCGCAGGAGGCAAATGTACAGTGTCTCCTGTGTCCACTTGCCCGGGTCGCCGTCTTTCAGATTTCGTTGGCTTAGCCATTTAATATTTCCCTCTCGCTCATCACTTGATCCCCTTCGCAAGTTTCGTCAATTCACCCTGCAACCGCTCTACCTCGTCCTTCATGCCGCCACAGATCAGGGCCAGCTCGCCCAGCCTCATCTCAGCATCGTGGGCCCGCTCCTCAGCGTAGATGGCCCGGCGTATCAGCACCTCAGAGACGAAATTCTTCAGCACCCTGCGCGTCTGCAGCCAGAACATGCGCTCTCGCCTCATGACGTTCTTTTCCAGTGCCTTGCGGCGGCCGTCAGGTAGATCAAGGAAGTCTGGCGCGCCTGACAGCAGCTCGTCATTCAGTGCCTGCATATCGCCGCTCAGTGCGGTTCTGACCGCGTTTTTAACGCTCATCCCGAGTCCTCAAAATCCCCACAGGTAAGCGCAAAATCCTAACATATCCGCGCCCTCCAGTCCCCCGTTTGGCGCTTATTTCGGCATGGATACGCGGTTTTCGCATAAAGTTCTTGACAAACCCCGGAAGCCTCCCACATGCTTCGGATGAAGCATGACCAACAACACACATACGGGAAGGGAGAAGACCATGAAAAACACCACCACGCGAGACGGCGTTACGTTGAGAACATTCTTGCCGGTGCCGCCGAGGAGGGTCTCAAAGCTGAGTGACCGCACCATGCATCCCTGCTGGGGTGCATGTTGGGAATCACACGAGGAGAGGACAATGAAATACATCGAGTACAACAACGGTACCAGCTACCACGCGAAGACGGCGCCGGCTGTCATCGACGCCATCGAGAACGCCCGCCTACGCGGTTGGCGCATCAGGGTCCACTACGGCGACACCGTCACCGGGGTGGACTGGATGGACGTCTACGACGTAACCGGGCGCGTCAGTCGGTCCATGGGGCCCGTCAAGGTGCCTATCTTGCTGGCCAACAGCCGCTCACATGGCGGGTCCGAGATGCTGACGCACTGCATCGTGCGCATACGCCACGCGAGCAAGAAAAACGGCGGCGACATCTACCGACACCCACAATACCACCGCCCTGAACGGTCACGCGCGAACGACCTGCCGGCGGAAACCACAGGAGCAACAGCATAATGAGAACCACAACAATCACAATAGCGCTATATGCAGTGCTAACCACCGGCTGTGCGAACGTAACCGCGACCGCCCTGGTGGGCACCAAGGTCCGCGACGGCGGTTTCTATGGGCAGGGCCCGACCGCGACTCTCCGACTCGAGAAACACGTTTCTGATCGCGTCGTATGCGAATACGAACACGTTTCGCACTTGCTGGTGGGGCCGCCGTTCGGTCCCGCGAGTGAGGAGGATTCGCTCAATCATGTGAGCTGCGGGGTCCGCTTCGGGCTCTGATTTTTATCTTGCACCCTATGCAGTGCTGCTGCATAATCAAGTTTGCCTGAGGCAAACACACACCGAGGAGAAGATGATGACCTATCAAGAAATGGCACAACAAGCGCGCCCCGAGAGCGCATCGGCTATGGCGCACGTCTTGCTGCGCATCTATGAGGCTGACCGGACTCAGAACTGCGGCGCAGTGAATGGCGAGGCGGTCTTGTCTTCGTCGTTTGCGACTGAGGCGAAACTGGCACTCCGGGAAGCCGGCGTACTCGCTTGAGTGACCACACCATGCATCCCCGAGGGGTACATGTTGGGAATCACACGGGAGAAGACGATGGACATTTATCAGGTGGTTTTTTCAGGGCGCGAGCAAGGCGCTATCGGTCGCTTCGACAGACGCGTGGCACTAGTGGCGTCCGAGTCGATTCAGTCCGAAGCGATTATTACAGCGCTATCGCCGCGATACGAAGTGAATCACATCACGCTACGCGAGAATATTACGCAGGGGCAGGGCCTGGTAGTCGACCTGCCGGGCAACCTGCATGCACTGGAGGGAGCATGATCACAATCTACGCCGAGGTGAAGTATAAGCCGACGTACGTATGCTACGTCTGCGGTCAGCGCGCTGCAGGAGACACTGTGAGAGTTCAGTATAGCGGCCCGTCAGACGGGCTCCACGCGTTCATGGAATATCAGCAGCCGCGATCTGCGCACATGCCTGTCGGCTGGAGTTTCAATGGTCAGTTCAAACACGCGCGATGCTCGACGCACATTCGTCTCCTGTGCGATCCCGCGTACCACCCAAGGTGAGTCGAAACCGGGTCCGTCCCGGTCCGCAGGATACGCCCTACCTGAGCTGATGAGACAGGGCAAACAACGGGAGAAGATAAAATGGCCAGAAAAGTACATGCAATCGCCGCCTTTGCGCGGTTCGAACCACGCCTGCGCCAATGGGTGCCAAAGGCCCAGCTGTCCGTCATGCGAGAGGGTGCGCGCGGCGAGGAGCGCGCTTACTTCGATGGCGTTGCGGCGCAGATTATAGATACCGTCACCAACATGCCGAAGACCTACGAGCAGGACGGCAAGGGCGATGACGCGGTCGTGTACCTGCACTACTTCCACGGCAGCATGGACTGGTGGATCACCGAAAAGGATGCCGAGGAAGACCAGCTGCAGGCGTTCGGACTGGCCGACCTTGGATACGGCGGCGAGCTGGGCTACATCTGTATCCCGGAGCTGCTGCACGGTGCCGAGCTTGACCTCCACTGGACACCGAAGACCCTGCGAGAAATCAAGGAGCAAATGCCCACGGGGGCCTAGCGCTGTATGCAGTGCTGCGGGGTTGGCCGGGTTATGTTGACCGGTCAACCCCGCTTCCCGTTCCCTGGAGACCAAAACTCGCGCCCTCCAGGATATCTGCATAAAATATATTGACTCGCGGCCCCGCTATCCCTTATGTTGTTGATGTGTTTAACAACGAGAGAGGCAAAGGAGGCCAAAAATGAAAGAGATAACCATCTCGGCAAAACTGCGCCGGGCGGCGGTCGCGGCCATCAATGGATTCGATGCAGCGTACTTCGCCGATGGCGGATATGCAGAAGTCCAAACAGAGCTTGACAACAAAAGAGAGGGAGTGGCGTCCCACATCTACAAGCTCTCCACCAGAGCCTGCGACGACAGTGCCAACCTGAAAGCGGCGCTTGGCATCTTCCGCGAGGCATGCGCATACGCGGAGGATCGCTACAAGGAAAAGCACGAGATATCAAACGTGAAGACCCGCATGCCTGCCTGGGCTCAGTTCAAAAGCCGTATCGTGCGCTCCATGAAATTCGGCCTCGATCCGCGCGAGTTCGGATCAGAGCGTTCCCTGAGGGATGCCCTGTCGACAGCGATTCGGAATAGAGCCGAAAAGGAGAGGCTGAAGGCCGAGCGCGACAAAGCAAAAATCACCCAAATCGATGATTGGATGGGGGAGACCGGGGTGCATACCAGATTGCAGCTGGTCATGAGGAAGCTGATCCTGGAGGCTGGATACGTGAGGCCGTCCAAGCGAAAGGAGGCTGAGGCAATACTACAGACCGCCGCAGACGGAATAGCGCTCCTTGTAGACCAGAAATCCATCAAGTCAGCTGCGGACCGGGACGCGCTGCAAGACATCGCAGCATAGAGGAGCCTCACCAATGGGACAAACAAAAACAACCCAACTCAGTCCTGATTCGTACTACTACATCAAGGGAGACGTCATTATCGAACTAAGGCAAAGACTGCAGGAACTGCAAGGAGAGGTCGACAAAATCGCGGCCCTGATCCCGGAGGACCCAACATACGCATTCACTTCCGATCAGCCATCATTCCCAAAAAGCTAAATGATGCATCCTCGCCCTGAAGGCCCGGCAAGTCCGGGTCTTTTTTTGTGACGACTATCAAGAAAATTCAACATAAGCCTTGATCGACTGTCGGCAATTTGTTACGTTTGGGTTGTAGTTATTAAAAACTTCGCCTGGGAGCAAACGATGACGGTACTCACGGACAACGCCAAGCAACTGATTCACATCATCACCGCAGAGAACGAATTGCAGATTCAAAGGGCGAAAGGTGGGTTCATAGCGCAAGATAAGGTGCTGCCATGCCTTTACGAGCGCCTGCACAGGCTCTCCCTCAATAACCCGAGCCTGAAGAAGTTCCTGGATGACCCCGGCTTCATTCACCACCACGAGGACGAGGGACAGGAATTTGAGTGGGCCGCAGACCCGCGCACCTCGGATGACATAGCCGCCTAGAAAATCCCCAGACCGCGCGAGCTGTTGTTGTGAATCTCCGCTACAGCCCGCGCGTTTTTCTCATCCCTGCACCGCACGACCTCCAGAAACCTGGCGTTAATCGCATACCGTGACACGGCGCGCCAGCGTCCGTTGAGGATCCACGTGCGCGCCCTTGCGGCATATGCAGTGCTCCAGTCAACCAGACGCATCATAGCAGGCGCTCCCGCACAAATCGATCCGAGAGCTGCATCGGTCCTGCCCCTGGAGAGTAGGCATAGAACTGGTGTCCGCATAGGAGGGCCACGAATGCCTCCAGTCTCGCGCCACGAGATGTGTGCCAATCTGGCAGAAAGATGACACCCTGCACCTCGTCCGCAACCACCTTGACGTCGCGAGCCAGACATTCTCCCCAGGTTCGTCCGACCTTATCGGGCGCTCCATCTGGAGATTCCAAGGATTTCCTGCGCGTCTCTGGGTCGTCCAGTTCGGCCGGGGATACTATGTCGTATCCCATTCCCCTCAATGCCGCGGCAGCACTGTCGAATGCCGGGATATTGAAATGCGCGACGTTAGACATCGGGCCGGACAGATAGAGCTTCATCTCCGCTTCTCCTTGGGCGCCCTCATCCGCTTCCATGGACTTTTGTCAGCGAAGGCAAAATTGGTCTTGGTCGCTGACATAATTGGATGGTTGTCCCGAGATTCACAGTTCGGACATATCTGTGCGTCCGTGCGATGATCGAAGGTCGTAAGAATCGAGAACACCGAATCGCATGCTTCGCAGACGTACTCAAAGATCGGCATCAGGATGCTCCGTGTCTGCAATCGTGTAGTGCCTCGGGTTGTGATCTTTGAACAGGTCCATCAGGTGTCGAACCGTTTCCTCACTATCGTCAATCAGCTTCTCGAGCGGGACTGACGGGGGCCGGTCGTCATTCAACTTGCCGGCCAGCTCTGCATCGAGCAGGATCGCGAGACATGCCATCGCACTGCCCAGGTGGTGGATTCTGGTCTTGGGGTCGGCGCTCTGTCCGTTCTTCCACTTCTTGGTATGGCGCTCGTAGGCCGAGATGTATATGGAGGCGCGGACACCCGCAATGCGCCAATTCGACGTGCCGTACTTCAACGCGCCCTCAAGGAATGCCAGAGACATATGAACCAGCGCCGTGTCTGGTATCAGGTTGAGCGGTAGCTTAGTGGAGCCTATCGCGTCCTTGGGATTGGTTAGCTTCTCGGTCATGGCCAATCAGCGTTGTAGGTAGCGCGACACTTGATGCCGCCGTCATGCTTGAACGTGATCGCGTGCATCTCCCGACGCGCCGAATATCCTCTGGATGCGTTGTAAGCGTCATTCGGCGCCAGTACACCAAAGGACTCAGACACAGCGCCATGATTTTCCTTGCCGATGACCGTCTGGCTGTGATGCACGTGGCCGGTCCATCCAACGCGGCATGTAGTCTCTCCCCACATCTGGGGCTGCAGGGTAGCCATGACTCCGGGCAGGTTCTCAAGCTTCACAGTATGGCCATGCGTCATGCAGATCATGTTGGCGCCGAAGCGGTGAAACAGGAACACGGACGGAGACAGGTCAACGTCGACGCGCGGCTCGTTCTTGAAGTACGCCTGCATCACAAGGGCCAGCCAGGAGGCTGAGTCCTGATCGTGATTTCCTGGTACATTGACCACCCGAACGCGCTTATGTTTCTCCAGAAGTCTTTCGACGGAGTGTGCAAGCCCGAAAGCCGCCAAGCGGATGACGCGACTGTATCGCGTGTCAACGTCCAGCATGTGCCCGCTGGCCGGCGTTCGGTTGGAACGGTTATCCATGTGCAGGTAGTCGCCCAGGTTCGCGAGAAGGGCTGTCTCGGCCGCTGGGGCGGCATCCACAAGGTTATCAACCGCGTCTGCCAGCACTTTCTTGGCGATTTTGCAGTCGTAATCGCCGCCGGTCTCCTCGGCATATGAGTACATACCCCAATGGTGGTCGCCGATGGGGTAGCCGACCATAAGATCCTTGGCCGTGGCTTTCTTGCCTACCGCGATGCGTTTGCGAGGCGTGACGGTATCGCTCAACTCCTCCACGAACAGCCGCATAGCCTCCTGTCGTAGCTCTTGGTCTCGCTGCGTCTTGACCCATTGCAGCTTGACCCCGCCATCTGGATCGTAGAGCGTCGATGTGCCCTTGACGCTAAATCCCTCGGGAGTCGTCTTGGTCATGTCGTGCTGCGGAGAGAATCCAGACTTTGCCGCCTTCTCTCGCAGTCTCTGGAGCTTATAGGCTACGTTTCTCTCGGTAGTTCCGAGCTTGCTGGCCGCCTCCCTGTGCGTTCGCGATTCGCGAATCGCCGCAAGCAGTTCACGCTGCCCGTCGTTCGTGCAGAATTGATCCAGTCCATCTAAATCAGTTTTCTTGCCCGCCATCCTGTGGCCCCTCTAGTAATGTGCCGGCCTCGGCGTATTCGCCAGGTATGGCCTCATGATTGTCGATCTTGTCCCGCGTCTTGCGTGCGGCGTTCAGCAGGTATCTCTCGACCTTCTCAAGATCCTCGGTCGGTACCTGCTCAAGGTCTAGCGTGTTCTGTCGGCGGTCCTCGATGGTGAATTTGTTGAACAGGCCGATGGTCTTGCCCAGCTCAACCAGGTTGGCGCGCTTGTCCGCCAGCTTGATGCGACCCAGCACCACCTTTTGCCCCTCGTCGGTCTCGATGGTCATCATCTCGACCTCCTGGATGGCAGCGGCCTGCTCGCGTGTTAGTTCGTTCAATTGCTTCGGCGTGGCGCGCCCCGTCTCCGGGTCGACGTTGTAGTAGTCGAGCACGTTTGCGAAGCCCATCGCAGCCAGTTCCTGCTGCACTCGAGCAGCCGAAATTGCGGATAGCTTCCTGGTCTCCTCCTGGTTCGCGATAATGGCGAACGACAACTGCTTCCTGAGTGCGTGCGCGTGATCCTCTGCGTAGGACTCGCTGTAACCAACCTCAATCGCCGCGCGACGTGGGTTGGTCGTCACCAGAGGATGAGCTGCAAATGCCTTCTGCAGGTCCGTCATGCGGGGATTGCCGCTCTGGTTGGCGCCGGGGAACTTCTCCTTGGTATCGTTCAGCCGTAGCTTCTCAAGGTTTCCGTTCGTCGCCATCATCCGGCACACACCACAGGTCGCGTCGCCGTCCTTCGCGGCAAACGTAACCGACATCCGGCCGCAAATGGTTTCGCGGCCGGCGCTTGGGTGTCTGATGTGTCTTTTAGCTGCCGCCACTGGCGAATGCTTCCAGGGGTCCAGAGACCAAGTGCCTGTGCCGAGACTGCACCGGGACCGCCGCATTGATCTGTAGAAGTGTGTTGATGGCCTCCCCAAGTAAGGCTGCCAGAACGTCCTTCTTATCGGCGCCGGCTGTCGACAACCGCTTTTCTATGGCGGACTCGATATCTTTCTCGCACACGAAACCGTAAACGCTGTGTGGTACCAACATCTCTACCTCCTAGATGGAGCCTTCCAAGTGGATCTGACGGTCACAGTGGTGATGCCCTTCTCTATATCCCGCGAGAAAAACGCAAAGCCGCCTGGCTCCAGATCCACCTCTAAACCAGTCACTTCCTGGATGGCGCGCAATATCCCCTCGTTCAGGTACGCCCCCACTCAGGAAGTGACTGGTTTAGAGGTGGAT